ACCGAGGATCAGTTGGTCGTCGATGGTGAGGAACAGGACGTGACCCGGCTTGAAGACGACCTTGGCGGCCTCGACGACCTTCTTCACGCCGGTCCACGTGTCGTACTCGTACAGAGGCATCAGGCGGGGACGGGAGTCCCGTCGTCGGTGTCGTCCTCGATGCGGTCCAGCTGCAGCTTGATCTCAGGCAGCTTGTCGTTCAGGATGTCGAGGATCCGGGCATCGGTGCGCTGCTGGAACTCGCCGGCCGTACCACCCTCACCCCATAGGCGGGCGTTGTACTCCTCGAGCTCGGCCTGCACCGCGGCGCGGATAGCGGTGATGTCGGCAGAAGTCAGGGACATGGATCCTCCAGTGGTGGCGGCGGGGGTGATGTCAGTGGGGGCGGACTTGATTGGGGGGCCGGCCTTCAGTAGTGCGGCTACGTCGGCGCGGAACTTCGTCATCGGGCACAGGCCAGGGTCGTTCTTGCGTGAGGACCACTCGCGGTGGCCGATCACACTGAGGGCGGACCAGCCGTAGTGGTCGCAGATCGCGGCAGCCCACCGGACAGCGGACGCATGCTGCTTGTCCGTCATCGGTTGCCCGCCGTCGTACCTCACCTCATTGCCGTAGAAGTGGGCGTTGCCGTCGGTGTTGTCCGGGCCGGGGCCGATCTCAGCGGAGAAGCCGCGGTAGTCCTCGGAGATCACCGCGTTCAGCGTGGAGCTCGAGCCCTTGCCGGCGTGGTTCGCCCTGCCGATCGCACCAACCCACACGTCGCCGTCCATGTCGGTGGAGACATGGCACAGCGGGGCAGGGATGCCCTCGGTGGCGCGGCCGATCGTGAACAGCCACTTCAGGTAGTCGTCAGACTGGATGTCGGATCCGGTGTGGTGGATGACCACGCCATTGATGCTGGTGAAGTCGCCGGGGCGACCACGGGTGTCCCAGCCGGGGAACCACTTAACCGGGACACCCCACTTGGACATGGCCGCTTGCCACTCGGCCTTCGTCATGGGTTGAGCCATTACTTCTCCTGACCTAGTTCGTTGCTGGCGGCATCACGAAGCGGCACGGTCCTCGTGCGGTCTGCTTCGTGCCGTCGGTGTAGGTGATGAGCCAGGTGCCGTCGTCCTGGCAGTCCGTGTCGGCGATCCCTCGGCCGTCCTTGCCGTCCGCGCCAGCGGGTCCCTGCGGGCCTACCTCGCCTTGCGGTCCAGCTGGGCCTTGAGGTCCCGTCTCACCTGCAGCGCCGGTATCGCCCTTCGGTCCTTCGGGGCCAGTCTCACCCTGAGGTCCGGTGGCTCCTTTCGGCCCGACGCATTTGGAAGGCAACAGGAGACATACAGGAGACTGGCCGGCGAGACCGACCGGCCCCGGAGGTCCCTGGATGCCGGGTGGCCCCTGAGGTCCAGGCGGCCCCTGCGCGCCCTCGGGAGGAGCGGACGGGGTCACAGGTGGCTGGGACGGGACAGGAACCGTGGGCTTACCCGCAGCCGCGAGACGGCGGTTCGCCTCGTCTGCCGCTTCCTTCGCGGACCTCGCCAACTCGCCGTTGGTCGTGACCTGACCCTTCAGTGCGTCCACCTGCGAGTTCGACGCAGCGAAACGCTTGTCGCTGCTGTCGGCTCTGCGGTCGGAGCGCCACGAGAACCCCAACGTCATCGCCAGCACCAACGCGAGAATGAGCCACATGATCCCGCTGCGGCGCTGCTCACGACGATGCTCCGAGAACATCCGCTCCGGGCCGTTCATGTCGCTTCCTCGTCGTCGATGAAGTCAGCCTTCGGCCTAGGGGGAACCGGGAGACCCCGACGCTCGAGCTCCCACTCGCACTTCCCCGCATACGACCGCCAGTAGGACTCGCGCTTCTCGGCCAACCTTCTGGCGTCGTACTGCTCCTCGCGCCATTTCTTCAGGTCGGCTATGGCTCCGCGCTCCTTCGTGTGCGCGCCTCGGCGGATCTCAGCGACACCCTTGTACGCGGCGAGGAACACAGCAGCGAGCCCCGTCGGAAATAGAGTGTTTAGCCAGTCACTCACCATTCACCGCCTTACTGCCTGCGGCGATGTTCCAGATGTCGATGAACCGCGCCAGGACCCACAGCGCGAACGACCCGAACAACAAGCCGAACGTGACGCGCGCCGGGTTCGGTGAGGTCAGGCCGCCGACGAACAGGACGAGGAACAGCATCAGGTCGACGGTGAAGATCGCGGGTATCCCCACGAACTCGCCCAGCCACCAGTCAGTGAGCACCCCGAGTAGACAAAAAGCGCCACCAACGAACAGCAGGACCGCCCACGCGTACACCATCACCCCGAGAGCGGTGGTGAGTACCGCCGAGTCCAGCGCGAACATCGTCGCGCCCGCCAGGGTGAGGAAGATATACTTCCCGATCCTCACGCCACGCCTGTACTTCGGAGGTATCAGCCTCATGTGTCACCGTCCCCAGGAGTGATGCGCGGAATCGCGAACACCACGGCGAATGCTCGAGCGGCAGCCTCCAGAGCGGCGGTGCGCTCCTCGAGGTCGGCTATGTACCGCTCGAGTTCGGCGACCCGCCTCGTCAGGTTGGTGGTCTGCGTCTTGAGTACCCCGAACTCTTCCTGGGTGGGCTTGTGTGGCTTGCCCACCCGACACCTCCTACAGGGTGTAGGCCGTTGTGCTCGGCATCGTTCGAGAGCCACCCACGTAGGTGAATTCACTGCTGCCGTCGAGGAGAGCGGCTGCGGCCTCGAACGCATCTTCCACATCGCCCGGATTCTCGATCACGGCCGCGTCGATGGTCATCGTGAGGTAGGTGCCGTTGGTGTGCACGAAGGTGAAGTTGTATTTGGCGTTGCCTTCGTCCGTCGTCGGAGTAGCCCATGCCATGCTCTGTTCTCCCGTCTCAGAAGTATGTTGTGACGACGACCGCTCCGGCCGCGCCTGCGCCACCAGCTACCGAGACGCCGCTGTTGCCGTTGGAGATGCCGCCTGATCCGCCACCACCTGGCGCATTGCCTGCCGTGCCGGCAGCGGAGGAGGGCGACGAAGCCGAGGTTCTGCCTGGCCCGCCACCGCCGAACGCGCTGCATCCGCCACTACCGGACATAGCGAGGCCGGTGTCACCCCAACCGGGAGAGCCTGCCCCGCCGCCACAGTTCAGGTCGCCGCCGCTGGCAGTACCGCCAGCGCCTGGTGAGGCACCGAATGCGGAGCCGCTGGCACCGGCCGAGGTGCCGCCTGCTCCACCGTTGGCGGTGAGAGTCAGCCACGTGGAGGCGCCGCCCGCATTGCCGGCGGCACCTGATACGCCCGTTCCGCCCGCACCAACCGTGAACGACGTGGATGAGCCGAGTTCCGACGCTTGGTAGAGCTTGCGGACATATCCGCCGCCACCGCCACCGCCGCCTTTGGTGTGCTGGCCGACTGCGGCCGGGTTTGCCGCCCCGCCACCGGCTCCGCCGCCGCCGATGACCTCCACCATGACGGCGCGCAGGCCAGACGGCTTCGTCCACGAACCGCTCGAGGTAAACACCTGAACGTTGGGCAATCCGGGCGCAAGGATCTTGTCGCCGGCCGCTTGGACCATCAGTTCTCCTCAGAGTGCATATCTGGGGGTGTCCCATAGGGCGATCTCGGTCCCCGCCGTCTGCGCCTTCACGACGCCGTTGACGGAACGGGTGACGGTCATCGTCTGCGGGGAGCTCGATCCGGTGATGTTGGTGACGGTCATCCGCTCCCCACCGACACGGATGTCGAACGGGAACATCGTGGCGTCGGTGGTCCACGTCGTAGTCGTGTTCGTCGCCGACAGGGAGGTTGCGGTTGCGGTGATGTTGGAGGTGAGGGTTGAGCCGTCCGCGTCGTACCGCGCCGTGTCGTACACCGCGACCGTGTACGGGTCGGCAGGCATGCAGTTGAACGTCACGATGTGGGAGAAGGGGTCGATCGTCTCCGAGTAGCCGACGATGATGAGCGTGACGTCGTCGTAGACGTACGCCTGCTTCATGTTCTTGATCGTGAACCAGTCGCCCACGCCGGCGGCCCTGATCTGATCCCTCAATGTGGAGGGGATGCGCGGGTTGTTCAGGTTCACCGTCACCGAAGGCCAGCGGGCCTTGTCCAGGGTGCCGAGGTTCGCCACCCACGCAGCGACACCATCCAGCATGCCGTCGGTTTCGACGTTCACCGTGATCTCGGTGTCGTACCGTCCCACCCCGTCAGGCGGGTCCTGTGTCGACATCGGACCAGTGTCGACTGTGTATCTCGCGCTGCTTCCCTCGCGCCTCGTGGCTGTCACGTCGTTACGGGTGGTCTGATCGTCGTCGACCGGCTCCAGTGGAGGTGAGACGTGGCCTGCGGAGTAGTCGAGGGTGAAGGTCAGTCCGTAGTTGTACATCGCCGAACGTGACTTGTACATGAGAGCCCCGGTGACGCGGTGCTCATACAGGATCCCCATGTCGGTGGTCTCGGCGTCGCGGATCTGCTCCAGCCGGGACTCGGTGTACTGCGGCCCCATCAACGTCGCTGGTTCGGTGCCGTCTATCACCCCGACCGTGATCCCGCCATCTGTAGCAACGCGCGTGACCCGCTCCGTCGCCGTCTCACCCGCGTATGCGAAGGCGGCGTTGTAGTAGTCGGGGGCTGAGGGGAGGTTGGAGAGCGTGTTGTCTTCCCACAACGCGACGTGCGCCAGGTTCACCACAGTCTGGTCTGTGTAGTGCGTGTAGTAGAACCACACCAGCGGGATCTGGGAGAGCGTCAAAGAGAAAGGCGGTGAGTTGAGGGCGTAAACAAAGTAGCCATCGAAGTAGATGGTCGACTGAAGGCCGCCGACGTCCCTCAACAGCCACCGGCAGGTATGCACCTCGCCGTCCTGCAGTTGGGCGACCGGCCCAGCTGCCGTGTCCGTCCAAAGACCGTTCGTGTCGTCGTAGTACGACAGCTGTATGGTGCCAGCGTCACCCGAAGTGTTGAGCCGCAGGTTGAAGTACGAGTCGAACGTGGGCCACATCTTCACATCCAGAACACCGAGCGCGGGCGACTGGAAGACGAAGTCCAGTGCGACACTCGATCCCGACGCACCACCGGTTGTGGCTTCCATGTGGTTCGGCGCCGCGGCAGCGGACAACTCCATTCCGGTCCCGAGCCACGGCGCGCCCATGTCGACGCCATACTTGAACGTCGCCCCGCTCGACCGGAACGAACCCGTCTTGCCGGGGGCGAGGTTCTGACTGTACGTGGTGTCCTCGCCGCCACCCAGCGGGTAGTACGCCTGCAGTGTCGGCTGGGCCAGCACCCAGTCCTTGAGCGCGTTCGAGATCGTGGGCTGGCCCTGCCCCAACCGCCGCAGGATCCCGTACGCTTCCACCGGGACGAAGTTGTCCGAGTGCGACGGGTCCCACTTCGGTGGCCAACTGGAGATCTCGCCGTAGAACCGTGGCCACGTCCCGTTCTCCAACTTGCACCGCACGGGGGTGTTGCGGCCGATCAGCCCGTACAGTGGCGACAACGGATTACGGGGGGAGTACTTCCCGTCCCGGTTGTCGAGGGTGAACATCATCGATCCCGGCTGGGCCTGCGACTGCTCGTCGCTCTTGCCCTGCGTGATCCTCACCGAGTCCCGCTGGTACACGTCGTCGGTGATGTCCAGCCACACCCCAGGGGCGGTCTGGATCTCCATCGTGAGTTGGTTCGTCACCGCCCCAGCACCACCTGGACGTCGCCGCCGTTGACGCGGATGTACTTACGGAGCTCGTTGATCAGGAAGTCTGTGTATGACGATGAGTTGCCGGCGGCGATCTCGATGCGGACGGGAGACGATCCGCCGAACGCCGCGCCCTTCGATGCCCTGGGGACGCGCGGGATGATCTCGCCGTCCTCCTTCGGCACGAACAACTCGGGACGGTGCTCACCGACGATGTATGGCTGGCCCGCCTTCACAGGACCGCCCGCAGCTCGCCGGCCGACACTCGACGGTGTCGTCAGGTTCACGCCCTTGGCCGTGTAGGTGATGACGACCGTCTTGCCCTTCAGCGAGTTGATCGCGGACTGCGCGATCGCCTTCTGTCGAAGCAGTTGCGCGATGTCGGCCTCGAGCTTGGCCTTCTTCGTCGCGCTCAACTTCGGGTCCGCCAACGCAGCCTTTGCCGCGGCGATCTTGGAGTCCAGATCGCGCTTGTCGGCGTCGAGTTTCGCGGTTCGGGTCTTGATCAGGTTCTTGTCGCCCAGCTTGATGAGCGCCGCATCCTTGGCCTTGGTGAGCTGGGCGATGTCGGCGGTCAGCCTGGCCTTGCGTTCCTTGGTCAGGCCTGGGTCTTTCAGTTCCTTCTGGGCCTTGGCGATCTTCTGGTCCAGGTCCTCGATGTCGGCCTGGAGCTTCACCTTGGTGTTGGTCTTGTCCAGTTGTGACTTCCAGCCCTGCAACTCGGTGCGGGCCTTGCCGATACCCTCCCCGGCCGAGTTGCCCCAGTCCTCCATGGCCTTGGCCTGCTTCAGGAAGTTCAGGGCCTGGGCTGGGCTGGACACCGCGACCATGCCAGCCGCTGCAAGCAGCCCAGCGGCCCCCACCTTGGACAGCGTGGGGATCATGGCCTGCAAGGCACCCAGGGACTTGTCGGCAAAGCCGATGACCGCCGAGCCGGCCTCAATCGCCCAGCTCACCATGTCCATCTTGCCCCGGCCTGCGAACCAGTCGGCGAACTCTTCCAGCTTGGGCAGCGCGTACTTGCCGATGGCATCGACGATCGACATCTTGATGGTGCGGCTCATCGAGGTCAGCTTGTTGCTGGCGGTGTCGTTGATGAGGTCGCCGGCGCGCTCAGCGGCGCCCGCGACCTGGCCGAACTGCTTCGTCGCGGTACTCAGGTCCATCGAGTACAACGCGGCGCCGAGGTCTTCAGCCTGGGTGCCGAACAGCATCACAGCCAGCTGGGCCTGCTTGGCGGGGTCCTTGATGCCCCGCAGGCGGTCGAGGGTCATATCCAGTGCAGCAGCGGCCTTCGGGCCACCTTGGGCAATGGTCTCGGCCATCTTCTTCGCCGACAGCCCCAGCCCCTTGAACCCTGCGGCGGTGGTGGTGCTGCCGTCGACAGCGCGGATCGAGAATTCCTTGATCGCATCCGCGGCGATGTCGGAGTCGCGGGCACCACCCTGGATCGCCTGCGAGATAAGGCCGAACGCCTGCGTGCCATCCAAGCCCAGCTTGCGGAACTGGGTGCCGTACTCGTTCACCGTGTCCAGCAGGTCTTCGGACTTGTCGAGGCCCTTCTGGGTGCCGCGGGTCAGCAGATCGAACGCCTCGGTGGCGTTCTTCGCCAGGCCCGTCTTCAGCATCTGCGAGATCGCACGGGTGACGGGGAGCGCTTCTTCCCCGGTGATCTTGCTGTAGTTCATCACCTGTTCGGTGACGCCCTTGATCTTCTCCTCGCCGTCCTTGACCGAGGCCAGACCCGACTGGAAGACCGTCTTCAAGGTCTGGCTGACATCCGCGACGGAATCCCCGAAGGCGTCCTTGTAGATGTCTCCAGAGATCTTGCCCAGCTTGCCCATGTCGGCGTTCGAGGCGCCGAGTTGAGCCGCCAACAGGTGGGTGGCGTCCTGGTTCTCCATCGCGGACGTCAGCCCGCTCATGAACAACGCGCCCACCGCGGTCCCCGCGGCCAATGCGGGGAGGTTCGTCAGACCCTTGATCGCGAACCCGGCACCCTGGGTGAGTTTCCCCATCGACTTGCCGGACAGTTCACCCGCCTTGGTGGCGGCGCGCCCCATTGAGAGGAAGGTGTCGGCGACCTTGTTGAGTTTCT